TAAAAGAAGATATAATTTTATCAATTCCGGATAATGAAGATTTATTTTCTACATTTACATAAACAGTATCATATGAAATTGGAATTGAAAGTTTAGGAACCTCATGTGAAAAGAATAGATTAACATTGTGGTCTTCATGATTTTCTCGATAGTTAGAAGAATCACCTGCAAATTCATTCAATACGTCTAAAACATTTTCACGATAATTATCAAAAGCATCAACATTTTTATCTTCAATCAATAATTTAATAGAAAATGAAATAGTACTAACTAATATAATACTATCAGTTCCAGTCTTTTCATTGATAAGTTTTTTGAACTGTTGCAAATTTGCTTTCATCTTCTTACATAAGTCAGTCAATCCGCTAAATTCTAATGTAAGCTCTATCATATGATTTTGTTTTAACTTTGGAATAGCTTCGTGTTCAAATAGTTCTTTTACTTTCATTAAAACTCCGCGTACTCGTCTAGGTCGTTTTCAATTAGATCACGTTGGCACGCAATCCTGTTGCGCCCTGCAAATATATGTTTAGTTAGAATTTTACCTAAGATAAGATCAACTTCTTGTGGTGGTTTTGTTTGTCGAACACCTTGTTCTAATCCTTTAATTTTCAAAATAGAAAGAACACCACTTTTAATAGTTGGGTCAAATTGTAACATGATGCCTATTCTTTTTACTAACTTATCTAAATTGTCAAAAGAAGTAATTTTTGCATTACGATAAATTTGTAGATTACCATCAATATCAGAAGCAATATGTTCTAATGATGATAAGTTTTTATTATCCCATATAGCTAAATTTGTTAATTTAGATGGACAACCTTCTAAAGATATTAGATTTTCATTGTCACTTATCATCAAATGTTCAATTGTTGGCGGACAACCTTTTAGGGAACGAATTGAAGATTTAAGAACATTGAGATAAATTGTATCTTTTGGGAATTCAATTTGAGTTAAGTCAGGGCCCATTTCTCCAGATAATATAATTGTTTTATTTTCTTCTTTCTTAGCTAATTTTTTTTCAGCTATGTCTTTCAGCTTTTTTAAACAGTTGATATAACGAACATATAGATTAGGAACGGGAATAGGCGAATTCATCTTAGTGGCTCTATCAGCATGTGCTGCCTGAGCTCTTATCTGTCCATTAGAATAAATCGAATAATCCATAGTTCCATTTTTCAACTTGAATGTTAAAGTTCCGTTTTTTAGTTTTATAGCAGAACTGATATCAAATGTTTTTGAAAGTATTTCTTTATATTCGTTTGATTGTTTGACTTTATTTAGAGTATCAGCTAAATCAACCGGGTCAATAGGCGGCAAATCTTTAACAGCAGGTATCGAAACACCGGCTTCTTTTAGTAATGGAAATAGTTCATTTAGTTTCATTAAAACTCCGCGTAATCGTCTAGATTATTTTCAATTAGTTCTCGTTGGCAGGCAATAGCATTTTTTTCGTCTGTTTGTAAATGGTTATAGACTATTCCAATTGCTTGGCGAAGTTCATTAGAGTATTTAGCTCTTTCAGTTGCTGGATATGAAATAGTTCTCAATCCTGGTATCTTTAGCAAGCCTAATATAGAATTAGTCAAAGTATGCGGAACGACAATTTCACCATCACCTTGTCTATTAGGTCTTATTTCTTTGATGACTTTGTGAATGCCACTCAAAGAAGTAATACCAGTTCCACGAAGTATATATGAAGAAGCTCTTTCAGGAAAATAATCAAGTGATGTGATTTCTGGATTGTTGCTAATGCTAAAACGACCACCCACGATTTTAGGACATCCTTTCAAAGAACCTAAACTACAATTTGCTATAAAGAAGTTCCTTTCTATTTGTCCAAACTGACATGGCAAATAACGAAGATGAGTTGAACCATTAATACGTGGCAAACATTCTTCATCACCAGATAATAACACAGCCGTAGCATTTACAATACCATAATCATACTTTGCATTTTCAAAGTTGCCAGGGTCTAAATCTTCAATGTTATACTTCTTTAGAACTCGATGACCATTTCTAGTAATCCAGTCGATAATATCTTCTTCCGGCCAAAAGTCGAAATCGTTGTTAGCCTGTTCTTTTAATAAGTATTGTCTAAAACTCTGCATAATCATCCAAGTCGTTTTCAATTAGTTCACGTTGACATTTGATAGCACTTCGTTCACTAGAGAATAAATGCTTAGAAACAATTTGAGCAACTAAACCAAATTCTCCATCTTCTGTTTTTCTACCATTTATAGTAAATGCAATTGAAGTACAATCTTTTACTTTGAAAAATGCTAAGACCCCAGTTTTGACTGGCGGTAAAGTAAATCCTTGACACCTCGGAATATGCTTATGAACGTCAGAGAATGAAGTGATTGGATTACCATACGCTTGAATAAACTGAGCATGCTTTGGAAATCCTTCAAAAGATGTTAGCTTATTATTAGCAGCATTAAACAATCTACATTGTTCAGGACCACCAACTAAAGGCGAAGTCAGTTCATTGTTGTTACAATAGAAATCCCCACCTACTGAGAAATCCCCCGCCGCATTAAGTTCAGGTGCTCCTTCTAAGGTTGTAAGATTATTGTAAGAACAATTGAAGTTTGAAATCTTATTTGGATAAATTCTGCCTTTTAGCGTAGTAAGACTAAGATTACGCACATCATCTTTAGCATTCTTTAGACGTTTTGCAAACCAATTCACAAAATGGGTATGTATTGTATCTAAACAGTTCAGATACATTTGTAATGAACCGTCTGGACCCGCACCATAACCCGCTTTACCCCAAATAGAGGCGTAAGAATTTTTGACTTTGATATCACCTGCATAATTGACAAAGTATTCTCGTGGTTCTTTTAGATAGGTATCTTTAGTCACTATTTGCAAAGAACCATTCTTTCTTTGTATTTTCGTGGAGTTCAAGTCAAAGTACTTCGAGAAGTCCTTAAACTCTGGAGTTTGTTCTAATTGGTCAATGACCGCTGAATAGTCTGCACCTTTAGATGCTTCATTTAACAATTCTGATATTTTCATAGTTCTGCGTACTCGTCTAAATCCTTTTCAATTAGTTTTCGTTGACATGCAATGACATCACCCGAGTTTAAATATTTTAAAACAATGTTAGCCCATTCAGGATTTGGAGTATTGATTTTTATTACTCCATGTTTTGCTAACTTTATCAAACCCAAAACACCACCTGTAATATTCTCAGAATTATTGATTTCTAAATAACTAAAATCTTTTATTATTTTATGAATACCAGATAATGAAGTTTTATTAAGGTTCTGAATAAAGATATTCGGAAACTCAATTGGTATTGGTAATGAAGGAACCTGTTTGTCAAATGTTAAATGAACTATATGCGACCCTGAATCTTCACGAATTTCAGTGATATCAAAAAACGCTTTAAGAACAGCATTGACATCATCTATGTAATTCGCAAAATCATTCACCTGATGTTCTGGAACTTCAAGGCTAATATCAAATGTACCTTTACCAACTTGAATAATTGAACTCAATCCGGTTTTTTTGTCAATAGCATCAGTTATCTTTTTAGGATTTTCATTGAGTTTTGTTAAAGTAGTAGTTAGAGCATTATACGACAGCCATAAGTCTATAAAATAATCTTTTCTAACTGAGGTTTCAAATAGTTCTTTTATTTTCATTAAAATTCCGCGTATTCGTCTAAGTCTTGTTCAATCATTTCACGTTGACATGCAACTATATCTTGATTTTCTGATTTTCTATAACTAGTAATAATTTTAACCCATTCAACAGTTTTAAACTTATTACCCCAATCTGCATTATTTAGAATGAGTTTGCCTTTGATTTTCAATAACCCTACAACACTATCGCTAATCATATTAGCATATTCAATTCTAAATAATTCATCTGCTTTAATAAGTTTATCAACACCTGCTAATGAAAGAGCTGTATTACTATTTGAGTTCAAATAGATAACCGGCCATTCAATTGGGCTATTTGGCATATTGTCAATAAAGACAATAGGAAATGATGAACCTTCGTTATAAGGGCTTTTATCGATTTTGTTAAAGCTTTCGACTACTTCGCGAACTCTTTCTAATTGATGTTCAATATTAGTTTTGTTGAATGGAAGTTTTCCGTTCAAAGTTATTCGTACTTGGTTACTTGATGATGGTTTATCGACAAGTTTAACTTTTACGCCAGTAAGATTAGCTTTAATCAAAGCATCTCGAATAGCAATTACTTTTGGTGCAAAATGTGTTTCAAACGATAACTTTATTTCAAAAGTATCGGTTCTATTACTTGTTGCTTCATTTAATAATTCTGATATTTTCATAATTCTGCGTACTCGTCCAGGTCGTTTTCAATTAGTTTTCGTTGACATGCAATCCAATCATTGGCTGTTTGATAACTATTTATGATAGATATAGCTTTTAATAAAGTATTATAACCTTCTTTCCATCTATCAGTTGAAGCAGTAGAAAGTAAAGGAATATTTTTCATCTTCAATACACCTAATAAGTTTGATTGAACTGATACAGGAACATAAATCTTACTGCAACTCTGAATATGTTTATGAATATCTTTGAATGAAGTGATAGGATTATCAATCAAATCTAAAGAACCACTTATATTATAAGGAGCACCTTCAAGTGAAGTAATATTATTTTTATAACAATTTACAGCACCATGAACCGAGTTTGGAAAGTTTTTGAATGAAACTATTTGTCTATCTTCAATATCAAAATCACCTAATACTACGTCAAGTTTATATTTTAGTTCATATCCATTTTCAACTTTATCAGCGAAAGCTCCAAATGCCGTATCAGATTGCGATAAGTCTAATTTAGAATTAGCATATAATATGCCCATTTTATTTAGATTGATAGTACCTTGAGTAAGCATTCTCAATTGCTCTGCTACTTTATATGGTATTTGTTCTTCTTCCTGTTCAAACAATTCTTTTATTTTCATTAAAACTCCGCATACTCGTCTAAGTCATTTTCAATTAGTTTTCGTTGGCACGCAATGGTGTTGCCATTAGGTAAGAATTCATTGAGAATATCAATTGCTCTTTCGAAATCGTCAATACTTTCACTTGATATCCAAACAGTTTTAAGGTTTTTGATTTTCAAAAATCCTAATATCGGACTTGGCTTATTCCCAGAAATATAAATCTTATCAGCTTCTAAGATATGGTTATGAACATTAGCGAATGATAAATTTTGAGCTTCCCATAAATTCAATACTCCTTTGGAATACTTTGGAATACTTTCTAAAGAAGTAAGCTTAGGGAAATTTACTCCCTCTAATTTTAGAGCATCAATCTTTGAGCTTTTAGGAGTTTCAATATACTCTGGAAAGTTTTTGAATGAAGAAAGTGCAGACGTATAAACGTGAATACATTTAGCTCGGGTAATCTTGAATGGAAGAGTTCCTTCTGGCGTTAGCATTCTTTCCGTAATTTGAAATTTTGGCATATTGCATGAAACTGTTCCATCTTTAGCGACTACAAATTTGTCATAGTAATCATGCGGAAAAGTTTGCCAACTTCGCCATTCATCAATAATAGCAAGTACTTCATCCTTAGACATTTGTTGATTACTAGATGTTTGTTCAAATAGTTCTTGTATTTTCATTAAAACTCCGCGTACTCGTCTAAATCTTTTTCAATCAATTCGCGTTGACATGCAATGGCATCTCGTTTAGAACTTGCTAAATGTTTATTTAGTATCTGTTGCCACTTATCACCATGGTCTGTAACTGAACTCAATCCATTTATCTTTAGAAATCCAAGAATAGGACCTTTATACGGATATGGAAATTTAACACCTTCAACATAATCGATATGTTTATGAACATTTGCAAAAGATAGTTTCGGAAAATGAGAAAAATCTGCGGAACCATTAATATGTCGAGGCACACCTTCTAATGAATGAATATTAGGCCCTTTCATTGTGCTATTAACTCCGAATATGTTCAGCATTGTGCCATTACTATTATTAAGAACTTTATCTGGAAAGTTTTTAAACGTTGTCATTGCATTAACACCATAAACATCAAGTGAAATACATGATATAAACTTGAATGGAAGCTCTCCGTTCTCAAACATCCATTCATAAAGTTTTAGATTTTCGCTCAAATGCTCTACACCATAACCTCCACCTTTATATGGAACTATTTTATATTTTCCGAATGGTGGATACCATGAAGAATATGTTGCAGCTTTTTCAGAAGCAATTTTGGTTCGCCATTTATGTATCTTAGCCATGATAGCAAATTCTTCCGGATGCTTCTTTACTGCTTCATTTAACAACTCTCCAATTTTCATAGTTCTGCGTACTCGTCTAAATCCTTTTCAATTAGTTCTCGTTGGCACTCAATGATGTTTCTTTTACCTTTTAAATGTTCAGTAACAATAGCACAAGCTTTTTCTTTATTAGTTGTAGCATTTTGTAATGTTGGACCATTAATTTTTTGCAAGTTTGGTATTTTCAGAAAACTTAGTAATGGGCCAACATAATCACGGTCAATAGCAACAACAGAACAACTTTTGATATACTTATCAACATTAGAAAAATTCACTTTTTCTAGCATGCTCATATCAATACCACCCTGAACTTCTGGAGTAATTCCTTCTAACGAAGTGATATGATCATATCGTTCATCATTTGAATAAACCCCTCCAAAGTTAAGTGACCAATCAAATCTTCCAAATCCTACTTTATTTCTATAATCTCTAAGTATTTCATTAGGAAAGTTTTTGAATGACTTAATTTTTGGAGTTCCAACTGATAACTTATAACAACTATGGATTTTGATTGGTAATTCTCCATTTTCATCTAACATGTAGTTTCGAATTACTAATGCTCGTCCTTTATGAATAAGATGATTATCTGGGGTTAGCTCGAAGTGACCAAAAGCAGATTCTGAAAATTGCGGATTAGCTTTTATTTCTTCTCGCCATTGTTTAATAATGGCTCTAACTCGTTTTGTTTCTTCTGAAACTTTAGGTGCTTCTTGAAGTAGTTCTCGTATTTTCATAGTTCTGCGTACTCGTCTAAATCCTTTTCAATTAGTTTTCGTTGACATGCAACGAGATCACGATTTTTTGATGATAAATATGTTTGAATAATGTTCCAAGCACTAGCTAATTCCGGGTACATTTTTCCGTTTATACTAAGTCTTACTGTAGTTGACGGGTTAAGTTTCAATAAACTTAATAAGCCCCCACCTTTGAAATTATGAAAGTCATTTAATTGTAATTGGAAACAATCTAATACTTTATGTATTCCAGTAAATTTGATATCTGGAGTTATTGTCAATTTAAAGAACTCACATTCAACCGGAAAAGTTGGGATATAGTTACTATAGATATTACAAAATACTTGAAATAACTGATTATTGATAACGTCAATATAATTTTCACCAATAGCATCACAAACAGCTTCCATTACTTTATCATGAAACTTGAATTGATTTGCTTTTGATTTTAGCAAATTACTATCAGGACTTTTTATTTTGATATTGAATGAGTGTTCGCTAACATTCTCTATTGAGTATTTAAATCCTTTTAAAAGATTATATACAGCTTTTCTAATCAATGTTTTAGAAAGTTTATCATAACCGTTAACTGTAAATGGAAAATAATAAACGCATTCTAATGTGCATTCTTTGACAGTATCTTCTGATAATAGTTCTTTAATTTTCATTAAAACTCCGCGTACTCGTCTAAATCATTTTCAATTAGTTTTCGTTGGCATGCAACAGAATCTCCTTTTGGTAGATACTCATTGATAATCTCTGCTGCTTCAGCTAATTTTCCATTTTCTGAATATAAGTGTCTAATTTCTTTAAGATTGACTATCTTTAGAAATCCTAACATTGGGCCAACATATTCTTCATTTATAGAAATCACATCTGCAGCTAAGATATGTTTATGAACGTTAGCATATGATAGATTTTTTGCTCGTGATAATCTCGCGTGACCTCTACAGTATTTTGGACATCCTTCTAAAGATGTAAGATGAGGGAAGCTAGGTGCTAACATGTCAAGACACAAAAGATTGCCAGAAATTCGATGTTCAATTTGTTCAGGAAAGTTTTTGAACGAAGAAAGATTATTTGCTCTAACTGCGACATACTTAGCACGAGATAACTTGAACGGAAAGGTTCCTTCAGGAGTTAGCATTTCATTCACTATTTCTAGCTTATCAAGTTTACGTTCAGCAGAACCATCAGAAGCTACTTGGAAACCATGTATAGAATCACCATTGTTAAAACCTTCCTTTAGCCAACCCTTATCAACCCAGTATTGAATTAACTCACGGACTTCTGGATTAGTCATTTGTTGAGTACTTGATGTTTCAAATAATTCTTTTATTTTCATTAGTCTAACGAATCCTTGTTTTTGTTACGTAACATTTCTAATATCTGATTTCTATCCGCGACAACGATGTTGTTCCCAGAAATATTTGTATTATTTCCAAATGGAATAAATGGAGCAGTCTTTCTTTTGTCATTTTTAGTTCTTGCTTTAAGAGCCGTTGCATTCAACGCAGTATTGAGGTACTGTGCCGCCACTTCTGCATTCCTTGCAGCATATCGAGGTTCTACTATTTCAGTAAGTGCTGTTTGGTTTTCATAAGCATCCATAGCAGCTTCAAAAATACTCTCAATCTTATTGTTGATATCAATATCTTCTGCATCATCTTGATATGATTGGGCAACCGTTTGTTGAGGAACAGCAATCATATCATCTTCATATGAAGATGATGAACTTGTAGTCATATCATAAGTTGAACCTGGTTCAATGTTGAAGATATCTTCAAGCGGATGTTTTTTTAGATTTTCTTTTATCATTTGTTGGCGCTCTTGTTATAGATGTCTTACTTGCAGTTTTCGGTTTTCTTGGTGCTACAGGTTTCTTAGTTCCATTGGCAGCTAGCTTTTTGACTTTTGGTGCTTTCTTCTTTGCAGTTCGTGGCATCATTCGATAGATATCAACTTCAGTGATGACCTTGAATTTCATTCCATTGACCTGGCAAAACCTTTCAGCGGCAATCCACTTCGCTTCATTGACCATAAGTGCAACTCTATCATAAGCTGACTTAGCATGTTCAGCACTTGCTTCTTTCAACGGTTTTACTTCAACTATCCATCTTTCAACTTCTTGATTTGTATTTATCATCTCAAACATAAAGTCAGGATAATACCGATGGACTCGTCCATCTTTTGGAGAAATGTAAGGTATTGCAACTTCTTCACTATTCCATCTAGTAACACTTATAGAACTATCAAAGAACTTCATGACAGTTAGTTCCCATGAAGAACGAAAGAAGATTTGAGCAGCATTTCCAAAATACTTTTGAGGATTGCGCGGAATAAAACGACCTTGAGCCATAATCTTATTCTTCTCTTATTTTCCTAAACATTTCATCAGATGTTTGAGTTCCTACTGGCGGTGAAGTTTTCCCCATGTTAGACACCGAGTCACTTATCCATCGTCCAGCACTTGATGCTGAGTTAGAGATAGCTGAACTTAAACCGCCAGTTACACCAAATAAAGTATTACGAGTAGTATTGGTAATCTGACGTGAAGCTCCAAAGACAACATTTCGTGCTGCTTGTCCAAGAATTGGAATTTTGATGTTACCTACTATTCCACTTGCTACTTGATTGACTGCTCCTCCTACAACACCTGATAACACATTACCTAACCATCCTCCACCTCCACCAAATCCTCCAGGACCGGCACTATCACCGTACCAATGAGGAGAAGGAAAACCAATGTTTTGAACTGGGATTTCTGGACTAAACATATCAGACCCTGGAGCAGCATATTCTGAACGACCTGTGACTTGTGTCGGTTGTCCAATTGACAAAGCATCATAATCAAATCTTATAGTGGCATGGTTACCAACATCTCCACCTTCATTATCAGCAGAGTCATAAGAAATGTCAAGGATACGTGGATTGACAAACCAAAAAGTATTCAATTGTGTAGCATGTCCAAAGTACTGAATAAGACGAATAGAACGAAATGGATTGATAGCATCATCAGGTAAAGCACCTCGCGCAGCAGAGTCAATCTGCGTTCCGTCACGTGATTTGGAAAAAGCCATACCACTGCTTTCCATCATAGCTAATGACTTTTCTGGTGTCCATGAACGAGCCGCTGGTGAATGAGCACGAAGATAAGCAGCAAAGAACGCATGAAAAGTATCTGCGATATCGTCAATCAACGTCATTGACAAAGGTTCATGGTTGATTGTCTTCAAAACCTTTGTCTTATAGTTATACATATTGACAGCTTCATAATCAAAGTTCAATTTAGGTCTATCAATATTTTTGATAACATATTGAAATACGTCTTTTCTTCCGCCTATCAGTTCAGTAAAGTTAGGATTCATTTCGAACAATACACGAAACATAAACCTATGTTTCGGTTGATACGTAATTAAATCCTGCGCATAGTTAGCAGGTCGCCATATTCCTTTTTGGTCTGGTCTAAAATGCGGGTCTAAACCTCCAAAACTCGAAGTCCTTGCGGTAATCATGTCAGAAAATGGAGCACGAGTAAACTGGTCGACCGCTGCTCCAAATTTGTTATAAGCTGCTTGTTCGAGCTGTATCCCTGCTCCACTGACTATTTTGCTAAAATCAATTGCTGACATTTATATAAGTTCCTTGTTTTCTGGTAATACATGTACTAAATGTATTTATCTTTATTTGGAAAACTAATATTTACTAATAATATAAACAAAAAAGGGGAGAATACTTTATTGGTATTCTCCCCCCTTCTATGAGTATGAAACTTACAACAAGAAACCAGCTGTAGCATTTATACCATCAGTTCCAACTACGCCATTATTCAATTCTTGCCATGCATGGTCATATTTGATTGATAATTGGATTTGAACTTGGTCAGCTGACGAATAGTCAAGGTCTCCATAAGTTGCTTCTTTTATCCAAGCACCTTCCATTTTCCATTGTTCCGCAATAGCTTCATTACCATCAAGCATTTGAAGAACTACACCAAATTTGTAACCTGATGCAGTCGCTGCAGTATTCAAAAATTGACCTGAAGCATGGTCAGCACCAATCAAACGCTGTTGTCTTTCTAATTGAGCTTGAACAGCAGAAGATGCTAAACCTGTCAAGTCATCTTCCAAAGTTACTTGGAAATCTGACCAAGAATGCTTTCCTGCAACAAATGAGATTGAATTGTAACGATGTAATGGGACTTCATCAAATGTTAATGTTGGACGATTACATGTAACAACCTGTCTTGTTAGGTTTGTGCCGTCGTTCAACATACCTACGAATTGAACTTGAAATCTATTACGGTGTTTAGGATGAAGAATACCGTTACCAGATAATGGTATCCCTGTTTGTGATAAAGTTGCCATAAGTAAGCTCTCCTTTGAAATTGAATTATATATATAAAGAATTATATTTCTATATGAGAGTATTTATCATTAGAGCCTTCTAATTCTCGAAATATGTATGTAACCCTACATATAAATAGAGTATATGGAAATCAAATCTCAAATAGAACAATCTTTATTAGTATCTAATAAGAAAAAGTTGAACTCAAGAAAGACTGAATATCTTGAGTCTATTGACCCTGACTTATTCGAAAGTATTCTACGTGAGACACTTTTTCTTCCAAAAGAAGCTACACTTCATGAACGGATTTATTGCATATTGAATAATATTGATGATATGCCATTATGCCAGTTCTGTGGCAATAAACGGTCTTATGTATTATACAGAGGCTATAGAACAACTTGTGGAAAAGCAAGTTGTGGACTACATTTAAGATATCAAAATAAAGAGGGATAAAAACACATGAATAACTTTTCAGCAGAATATTTAGAAAAACTAAGTCAAGATTATGAATTCGTCGCAAAATCATTAGGGTTTTTTAAAGAAAACTATAACTTTTACGCCAGAGTAAACGGTCTCGACAATATCAATAATGCAATAGGAAAAATGGAAGCAGAGAAACTCGAACTTGCTGTTAAGATAGACTTTTTGACTAACTTGTTAAACTCTTAGAACTCTGCGTATTCATCCAAGTCATTTTCAATTAGTTCGCGTTGGCACGCAATGGCGTTTCGAGATTTAGCATACTTGCTTAGTATTTTGCATACTAAATCAAATTCTTTAGCTTTAGAACCATCTGGGTCTGACTTCCATTGGTCAAAACTGGTTCTTTGTTCTATTAAAACCCAATGTCCTTTGATTTTGAATATTGATAAGACAGGTTTTTTATAGGCAGCATCAAATCCAAGATAGATAGTATGAATTACTTCAACGTGATATTGAACCTCTTTGAGAGGAACATCACCAATGTCATATAGAACTAAGTCAAGACATTTTGTTTTTGCATCTCCAAATGTTTTGAGATTAGGACATTGAATGCTGAGCTTCCAATGTACTTGAGTATAAAGATAATCTAAGGTGGTTAAGTTCTTTGAGTCAATAACCATTTCATGTCTTATTGTATCAGGACAACCTTGAAGAGTAGTAAGACCATTTTCAACACCGGAAATAGTTTCAAAGTAACTCATAATTGAAAACTTGACAGGTAGTACGTATTGCTTACCATTATCTAACTTTAGACACGAAATAAAATATCCATGAGGCGCAGAAGTTGAATAAGTACCATTCTTATTCCTCTTTACACTTCCTCTAAAGTAATCACTTACATTGACATTAACATATGCTGGATTAGACGGGTCTTGCCATGGAGCAAGGTTTTTGGCAGATGCTTCTGCTAGATATGTTTTAAAACTCTGCATATTCGTCTAAATCCTTTTCGATAAGTTCACGTTGAAAACCAATGACATCCTGTGTAGGACGATGCTTTATCAGCATTTCGTCAATCTTATGATGTAAATCTCCAGACGATCTTGAATAGAGATACATATCAACGCTCATAGGTATTTTGCATAATGACAAGATATGACCTTTCAGCTTTTGAATATCGTTAATGAATAGTTCTTGAACTTCTGGTCCTATGAGCTTGTCTAACCCGGTAAGACCAATGGAATTTTCTTGACAATTGATAGTTACTCTTTCAGTAATAACTTTGAATGATGGAACACCATCGAAAACTAATTCTGATTGACCATGAGCAATAGGATCTTCATCTTTATTATTAAAATCATTAACTGTTTCTTCAACTGTTTGAATAATGTCATCATGTATATCCGGTAGTTCATGAATATAAGATGCCACAATCTTTGGTATTTTAGTCAAAATAGCTTCTTTATCAATATGAACTTCAGCTTGAGGATAGACAAACTTGATGTTTTTGACTATCCTTTGTCTAAGATTTTCTGATGGAAGATTTTCAAGAGAAAGGTCTACAACATATGTTCCACTACTAACTCTGCCTTGTGTCGTCATCGGTAATTCATTCTCAAATAGTTCTTTTATTTTCATTAAAACTCCGCATATTCGTCTAGGTCTTTTTCGATAAGTTCTCGCTGACATTGTATAATACTAGAACTATTATACTTATTTAGTATTTTTAACACTTCTACTACTTCAGTTAGAGACGTTCCATTAATTGTCATAATTGAACCCCATGTCAATTTAGCATTACATTTCAACAATGATAACAGCGGTTTTTGTTTGATTAGGTGTAGAGCGGTGTTATAGAAACGAATTTGTGGAACTGCAAAATGTTTGTGTAAATCTCTAAGCGGTGCTTTCCCAATACTTCCAATTTTTAGTTCTTGTGCAATCGAAACTTTTCCACAATCAAAACTTTTCAAGTTAGGAGTATAGAGATATAACGAATCTTTGATAACTGGAGTACAATGTTCTAATGTTTCTAATGACGGAACACTTATATTCAATTGGTCGCATGCATCAGGAATTCCCCAAAGTGATTTGAAATTTGAACCATCTGCAACATTTATTTCAAACTTCTTAGCAGTTCTGTACTTTACCATGAGTGCAGTTTCACCATGACCGTATCCGCCAATGTCGCCATATACCCCATTAGGCGAATAGTCCGACTTAGTGACAGATACAGTTCCGTCTTTATTCACTTTCCATCCAGACATATTAGCATAATTTTTCATATAGTACTGAACTTTCTCAGGGTCAGTAATATGCCAAGGGGCAAAATTGGTTGCTAACTTTTCAGCAAGATAAGATTTAAAATTCTGCATATTCGTCTAAGTCACGTTCAATTAGTTCTCGTTGAAAGCCAATAGTATCTTTACTCCCATTATAGTATTTATGTAAAATGTCATTAACAATTTTAAGGTCGCTAAGTAATTCATCTGGACCATTTATCATGATGCTATCAAAACCTTTTACTTTTAGAAGCGATAGTATTCCAATTGATTTAGCCGGTGCTTCAAAACGAATGTCCAATTGAAATGCACTTGAACCTTCTATTAGTTTTTCGATACCTTTAACAGACTCTTGGTTAGTATAGATAGTAGTCAAATGATTTTGAATGACCATCTTGAAAGCAGGTGGCCAATGACATTCAATATGACTGTAAGCGTCAACAGGTTCAAAGTGGTCAGTAACTATGTCATGTATATCACCTAAGAAATCAACAGTTTCAAAAAGATGTTGCGGAACATCGTGTATTTTGACAATTATTGAATCAAAAATAGAAGTGAACTCTATTGTATTAGAAAGGTTGTATTCTTCCTTGATAAATTTTGTAATTAGGAATACTAGAGTTTTACGTTTGCCGACAGAAATAGGACCAGCAAAGTCAATTTGTACATTGACAATTGGTAAGTGTCCAGCACTTTCTAATAAGTATTCTTTAAAACTCTGCATATTCGTCCAAGTCGTTTTCTATTAGTTTACGTTGGCATCCAATAATATCAGGGTTGTTTGACGCTAAGTATGTATTGACTATTCTAGTTGCTTCAACTAATTCTTCGTTTACTTTAGTTTTATCAGAAAAGTAAAGTTGAATACCAAACATATTTCGTGTAGGCTTTTTAATTTTGAATATACTAAGTAATCCTTTTCCAACTAAAGTTTTTGCTGCGGCATTAGACAATGTTATGTTATTTACTATTTTGAAATGTTGTCCGATAGTTCTAAACAATTCATAGTCAAATTCGTAGTCAAGCACTAATCTATGACATGTAATTTGACATCCTTGACCCCATTCTTTCAACTTTAGACAATCGGTCAATATCAATGCCTCTTTAACTTCACATGCAAATCCTTTGAATGAAGTAATTTGTGAAAGTTGTATGTTTAAACTCATTCCGACTTTATTAGGTCCATATTCTAATGTAGTCAATTTCCTAGTATTGAAATCTTTTATACTAACTCTACCTGGGCAATTGATATTGTTATACTTTACAAGTAGTCCAACTTCACCATTATCAACAGGTCCGATTTCACGAATAGCGAAGAATTGCTCTCCTCGAACAGAAATACTTCCATTCTTTAGGAATACGAATGTAGTTGGCAAATATTTATTTCCATAATGTTCAAGATAAAACTCATGAAGTACTTCCTTAGTTGCTTCTGGAGTTGTTGGGTGCCAAGGTGCCAAGTTCGTTTGCTTAGCTTCAGCAATAAAGTTCTTAAAATTCTGCATATTCGTCCAGGTCGTTTTCAATTAGTTCGCGTTGGGCAGCAATAGTGTCATGGGATTTTGCATATTTATTTAGTATTTCAATCCAGTGTTCATTTTTTCCTAATACTGAATGTAATGATTTTATCTTCAACATACTCAACACGTTAGTGACTTCTCCTACTATATGTTCAAACCTGAACACTTGAGTATCAGGGAAATGTTTGTCAAAGTTGCTAAGTGAGATACTTTTATTACGTTTCAAATCAAATACTATGACTGGATAATGTATGATAGTATTAGGATTGACCGGACCAAAGAACCATACACTTGGATTGACTTCATCTAGTGTCAATCCACCGCTTAGCTCACGATTAGAAAAATTCGCTGCTTCAGTCGCTATTTCTTCTAACTCATCTTGTACATAATGTCGATTGCTTAGTTTAATTTCAACTTGTAGATTGTCATCTCTATTGAAACCCCAATCAATATCTTTCATACCTAAATGACTTTTAAGATCGTTGACAAACTTTTCAACTTCATTATCAAAAGCATCGCGATTTCTATGATTTCCCATAGCTTCGCCAAAAGTTTCTTTGTTCTCTAGTTCTAAGACAAGCCATGGGAAAACAAATGGAGATTCATTTTCTTTTAGTAAGTATTGTTTAAAGCTCTGCATACTCGTCTAAATCCTTTATAATAAGTTCGCGTTGGCATTCAATAATATCGTTATTATTTTCAAAATGTCTATGAACAATCTTAAACCATTCTGGTTCATTACTCATTGCCCATTCAAGATTTTGAAGATTTGTCATTTTCAACAATCCTAATACTTGCCCAGTGACTTTAACCGCGGCACTTACGTATAAAGCCAAATCTTTAGGATTTATAGCTTTATGAATATCATGTAAAGATACTTCAGCACCACCATTTACTGTAAAGTTAAGAGCCACCTTAGGATGCTCAATTTTAAATGGGGGTATGATATTAAAGATACTTACAAACTGTTCTTTTAACTTCAAGGGTTTAGTAATAATATCTTTGTAATAGTTATTTAGCAGACCAAGCAGTTTTTTGTCAAAAGCACTAATACCTTCTGTACTACCTTCAGTTGCATTTGTGATTGGTACTTTAAAAGCAAATTCTTTATCTCGGTATTCTATAGAAACTATTCTATTCTCAAATTGATTATGTAACAGATTGCCGATTGCATTTTCTATTGTTTCTGAAGTCGAGGGTAATGAAGAATTTGGTAGGTTACCGGGAACCTTACAATAAACATAATAGGTAATTCTTTGTGCGCCATTTGACATGTTATAACTCCGCATACTCGTCTAAATCTTTTTCAATTAGTTCACGTTGACACGCGATGAAGTTTTTATCGGCGTCGAAATGTTTCATTACAATTTCATACCAAGGAGGTATCTTTTGAGAACGTGGCCAAATTGTAATATGCTTCAATTCTTTTAACTTTAATAATCCTAATACATTAGAATTTATTTTATTAATCGCATTATAGAAAATAATTTTTTTGCAATGAGGCATTTTCTTATGAATATCTTTTAGAGATATTGAAGGAGAATGATCTAAGTAAAATTCGATATATGGCCAATCAGTATAAACATTTGGACCAAGTTGTTCTCTAAAAGATATGTATGTATTGTCTTCATCACGGTGAAATATATCGGTTCCTAAAAGCTCATCAACTATTTCAGTGCATTTTTTACGTATTTCTCTAACATGATTAGCATGTAAGTTAGTCTCATCTAGTTCATATGTAATAAGCATTTCATCAGCTCCGAAAAAAGCTTCAACTTCATTATGTCCAAAGTAATCTTGAAGATGAGATGTTATCCATTTTTCGAAAGTAATATGTGGATTATCGTCACCATCACCGTCAGTAATCCATTGCTCAACCTCAGACGTAAAGATACCAGTGCTAATATCAATGTACGCGTTAGTGGGAAGTTCATGATTAATAATTTCTTCTTTCAATAAGAATTCTTTAAAACTCTGCATATTCGTCTAAATCCTTTTCGATAAGTTCACGTTGACAAGCTACAATATCTTTTGACTCTGACCTTAAGTATTTGCTAATAATTACTTGAACATCTCGGTGTTCGCTTGAACATTGGCCAAAAAACAAAGCTTGAAGTTTTGGAATCTTTAATGCCCATAAGACACCACCTTTCCATTGATTAGAAATTGTTAAAGTGCCATCTATGTATTCAAAATGTTTGTGAGCATTAGACCAATCAAGATTATGACACAAGCCTAATCCAAGGTTTCCATCAATTCGTTTTGAAATGCCATCTAACTTTGTTAGAAGTGGATGCGCACAGGTAGTCACGATAGCAGTTCTTCCATACATCTTATCGCCGGTGAATGATACATCTGGTGGAAATCCTTCAAATGATGATAATCTATTGGCACCCAATTCAATCTGACCACACTTTATCATTTTGAAAGTTAGCTTACCGGCATCAGGTCCATCTTTAGGAATAAGAGTATTCTTTAAGTTCCAACGTCCATCAATTGATACCATACTATTAACAACGCTAAATTTCCCAAAGCTGACTGGCATCGGATGTGATGCATACTTACCTTTACGAATCGCATTTATTTCGAGTCGTACAGCTTTATCTTCGGCAGTTTCTTCAGTTAGTAGTTCAGAGATTTTCATAGTTCTGCGTATTCGTCCAGGTCGTTTTCAATAAGTTCTCGTTGGCATTCAATAAAATTTCCAAGTGGTAAATATTTGTTGATAATATTACAAGCATTTCTTAAATTCACTTTAATTTTTACTTCATCTTGAGATTTACCAGAATGGTGGTCAATAAATCCTACATGCTTCAAGTCTCTAATTTTTAGTAATGATAATAAGGGCCCTTCATATAAAGCACTAGTTATTAACCATCCATCAAGTCTTTTGACATACTTATTGAAATTTGTAAAATCAAAGTTTCTAATTCTTGATGTATCAAGTCTATTACTAATATCTGATGGAAATCCATCAAGAGATTGTATTTGGTTACCTGTAGAAAATTCAATACCACCTTCGCCAACTATTTCAGGAAAGTTCTTGAACGTCTTAGGAACATTCCATATTACTAATCGAAGAGCTTCTGCAATTGGAAATAGTAATTCATCATTGTCATCAAACATGCAATGCTCAATAATTAAAGGTTTCTTCAAATAGATTTTTCCATTCTTAACTGCATGTCGTGGAAATTTATTCGGAAACCTACATCTGCCAAGTTCTCCACTCTTATACTTTCCAATCATTTCACGGATTTGTTTATCATCCGGATTAGAAGCTTCAGATAAGTATTGCTTAAAGCTCTGCATAATCGTCCAAGTCAAGTTCAATTAGTTTTCGTTGGCAAGCTATAAAGTCTTTTCCTGTATCGAAATATTCCTTTACAATGTTAAACCATTGAACTTTAGCTGAAGCATATAATGTTATAGCATTCTTTATCTTTAGTAATCCTAATACATTTTGTGTTATATTAGAAGAGTCACCCATAGAAATCTGTTTAGCAGATAATATGACTTTATGTATATCTTGTAAGGATTTGACACTTTCTTCAATGATAACGTGATTGACTTCAACTGTAGTCGTTTTATCAAAGTTATCTTCTAAGATAACTACTGGCATTTCAGAAGATACTGGTTCAAAGTCATTCTTATAAATTTCATACTTATCTGCTAACTTGATAAACTTTGTTGCTATAGTATCAAGTTGCGGTTTAGTATAATGAGTATGGGGTTCAAGAACTAAATGAAACGTTACTCTATCAACTCCAAAATGATAGACTTCTTTTACTTTAGGAAGATTTGCTTTTTCACAGAGTTCAGATAATTCACGAATAATTATATTGTTTCGCTGAAAAAGCTGTTCTCTATTATACTTTGGAGAAATGTAATCATCTCCACGTACTTTTATTTGAAGAAGCAATGGGCGAATTGGTTCTACCCAATGATCATTGCCTTCTGCTAAGTATTCTTTAAAACTCCGCATATTCGTCTAAGTCTTTTTCAATGAGTTCTCGTTGGCAAGCAATAGCATTTCTATTGCCTTGCAAATAAGGATTGACAATTGAATACCATCGTGGGCTATTACTTCCAAAAGGACCTGCGCCAATAATATTGACTGGCATTTTTAGTTTGAGCAAACTAAGTATTCCCCCTTTTATCATATTTGCTTTATAAAGTCTGAACTCATCACACTTTAGAATAACTTTATCTAAGTTAGAAATCGATTGACCTTCTTCACACCAATATGAAATGTTACCATCATTTATACTTAGCTTAAAATTTGGAAATCCAAAACAAGATAACTCAGCTGTAGAAAATTTTACTTGTAATTCAGGTGAAATCTTAGTCGTAAAAAACTCATTCACAGTTGAACTAATAGTATCACGTAACTTTTGAATAGTTTCTGCTTGACACTGGATTTGTTTTGTTATCTTAAACTTCAAATCAATTCCATAAGTAGTACTGAGATAACTTGAAATATCATAACCTTTCTTTTTTGCTACTTTTATTATCAAATTTTTAAGCTCAGATTCTAAAGAATATGGAGAATATTCAATTTTGACTTTAGTTTCAACAAACATCCCAAGTTGAATATTTGAATCAGTTTCTACTTCTTGTAAGTATTCTTTAAAACTCTGCATATTCGTCCAAGTCGCTTTCAATAAGTTTACGTTGACAAGCAATAGCATCATGTCGATTTGCTTCACAATATTTAGTTACAATTTTGCATGCTTCCTTTAGTTCGTCAGAAGCAGTTGATAATGGCGAAACCTTCATTAGGTTTTGTATCTTAACAAAGCTTAGTAACCCTTTAGTTTCTTCAGGTATTGAAATTGAATAGACTTTTTTGACCACTTTTTCAATACCTTTGAAATTGATAATACCTGTATTATGCAGATAGATATCTTCAGCTTCTTCAGGTAAGTATTCAACTGAAGTAATGTTCTTACCCTTTACATTGAACTGTCCACCCACAAATTTTGGTACCCCTTTCAAGTCAATCATATCATTTGCTAATACATGAACATCTTTAGTACATTCTCTAAAGTTGATTGGCAATACACACTGCTTCCCTTTGTACCAGACCAAATCACTTCCAGAAATTGATAAACTCCAATGACATGTGATACTCATATCTTTATGAATTTCATAATTCCCCTGACCAATGCCATGAGCTTTCATCCAAGCATTGATTTGAGACTTCTTAGTATAGAAAGTCGATTCGCGTTCTTCTTTTAGTAAGTATTGTTTGAAAGTATTAGACACCTGGCCCTTCCTCCATTACAGGAATCAAAAAGCTTTCACCTGCTTTAGGAACTCGTAAGCCATTGACTTCATTGAACTTGTCCATTAGCTGCTTCAAGATTTCGCCATGAATGTACTTATTCTTATAACGAATAGCTGCTTCAATGGTCATACCAGGCATGAACAGGAAGGGTTCGTAACCAGAAATTGTTATTTGGCATTCCATTTATTGAAGCTCTCAATGTTGATTGAATCGACCACGATTGAAGATTTGTCAAGTTTCATATAAACTTTAATTGCGGAAGGAACCCTAAACTTTTCCATTGCAACTTCTAAAGCTTCTTCATCATTAGGGTATTCGTTTCTAATATTTTTGCGATATTCACTTAATGCTTTCCAATAGTTATGATACTCATTACTCTGTGAGTCTAACTGGTATTCAATGTGACTACGATTATGTTCAGCAACTTGTTTAGCACGAAGGTAATCAAAGTCTAAACGGTTGTACTTCAATATGTACGGAAGACCATTAATTTTGATTTTGTCCAAGAACCCTTCATTCTTTATTAAGTCAAGAAATTCTTCTGGAGTATCTGCTGCTGGAGCTTTATGTTCTTTGTAAGTATCTAAACGAGCGTTCAACTTAGCTTTCATCATGCTTATCCAATTTCTCATACCTTTTTCAGTAGATAAATCTTCTTTAGGCGGAGTTATTAAATGAGCATACTTAGCATCAATCTCACGAGCTTTTTTGCGTCGAGCATTTAGGGCAGTTCGTTCTTCATCGCTTCTGATAACTTTTACTTTGATTGAACCTGTTTTACCATAAATTTCTTTTTGACCTTTCATTAATGCAATAAGTGCTTTATATAGTTTTCCTTCTGAACCTTCAGATGTTTTGAGGTCTTCAAGTTCCGCTTTCTTGAAGGCAGCCATAATTTCAGAAGATTGATTCATCAAATCATGGTCATCTTTGAAAAAGTTTTGCCAAGAACATGCCCAAATGTAAAGTTCTTTGTTGTCATGTCCAGGATGAGGTGGAAGTTTCAAAAGCGATAGCACTTGTCTATCATCAAATAGTATTACTACGCCCTTGACAGTTTCATCATCTTTAATTAGACGATGCAGTTCAGCTGCACTTTTAGCGTTTGGAACTTCATCTATCTTTGCATATTGTCCTAAGAACGACGGGAACTTATGTTTAGTAGTACGAGAATAATTAACGCTTCCGCCATAATATCGTCCTCTTTCATATTCAAGTGAAGTTTTTAGAACCTTTAGTAAATCAGGTTCAATGAAAGAAAGATTCTTCAAATCTTCAAATAGAAGTTCAAAGAAATTATCTTCTTCTATAATAACTTTATTAGTAGAAGAAAAGAGTTCAAATATTTTCATGAGAGTACAAACCGATATAAGTTAGATTATAGTGATAAGTTATTTATTGATAAATAGTTTATACGTATCATCCAATAACTTTATCGTGGACATATTACTCATATGACAACAATCAATGACAATAACGAATTTTCAACTGCTGAACTTTGGGCTGAAGGGCGAGCAGTCACTCTTACCTTAACTCGCCCTACTCCAACGACAGTTCAATTGTCTTGGACAATTCCAACATCAACCATTGCTTATAAAGGTCAAGTCGTTCTTCTTTCGACCTCTCCATTAGAAGTTGCTCAACAACCTGTCGATGGTGTTCGTTACACGAGTTCAACTGACTTATTAGTTGCAGCTGATACAATAGGTGGCGCTCAAGTAGTATCTGCAAATTATTGGATATTTCAAGACCCTCTTACTACTCAATCGGTTACTATTACTAATGCTGACCCTAACGAAGTCTATTACGCATCTATTCATATATGTACTAATGTCATTCAGTACTATCCATTTGGTTCAAAATCATATGCACTAGATGGGTCACGAGCTGAACATAATGTTGATGGATATACT